CCTATTATATTTGATGTTTCATTATTCATATTATAGTCTAGTTTTATACTAATTCCTATTCCAACTAAAGTTGTTACTAAAAAAAAAAACAATCCATATACTAATTGTTTTATATTTATTATAAAAGTCATTTATAATAAATGAATAATTTATTGATAACATCAAAAAATACAATACAAAAATTGTATCAAATAACTTATGATACTATTTCTATTTTTGATAATAATGGACTTTTTTACTTTGCAGACGGGGGAACATTACTTGGATGTGTACGTCATACAGGTATTATTCCATGGGATGACGATGTAGATCTGTGTATAATGGAACAAGATACACAAAAATTTTTAAGCTTACGTAGGCAGTTCAAAAAATGTGGTTATGGAATAGTAAAAGCATCAACATTTGGCTATAAAATATTTTATTTATTACGTAAACATATAAAAGGATTTAACTATTCCTTTCCATTTATTGATATTTTTTTATATAAAAAAATAGGATCTAAATTTAAACCAGCTTTAAAAGACGCTAGAGATATTTGGCCTGCTGAATGGTTTACACCTGAACAATTATTTCCTATTAAAAAATATAAATTTGGAAATTTTGAACTTAATGGTCCTAATACGTATACTGAATATTTTAACCGTCTTTATGGAAAAGATTGGAATGATGTTGCATATAGACAATATAATCATACAAAAGAAGAAGAAGTAACAAAAGTAAAAGTTGCATTAACAAAAAAAGATAGAGTAGCGGCACAACCTACCTATATTACAAATATTACAAATAAGTTATGTATACATTCATCAAAAACAACAATTAATAATATTTATCATTCTTTAACATCTAAATATAACTTATATCCATTATCTATTCCATGGAGATTAAGTTATATACTACCTGTATTAAAAGAAAACGATGACGAGGAAATTAATAACACTTTAAATATGTTATTATCACCTGTAAGAAATATACATAATTTAAAATCTCATACTAAACAAAAGAAAATTAACAACTTTTTACGTAAACATGAAGTAATTGTAACTATGACAACAAGTCCTCTTCATTTACAAAAAATTGTTGCAGTATTAAGTACACTAGATTATACAAACATTACAAAAGTAAATATTGTTTTACCTAAAACATACGGACCAAATAAAGAAACTTATAATGAAATTCCAAAAAATTTAACTAAAATAATGAAAGATATACCTAAAATTCAAATACTACGTATTAAAAAAGACTTAGGACCTATTACAAAAATGTTACCTACTATTATGAAAACTAATGATAAGAAGTCTATTATAATCTCAATAGATGATGATGTTGCTTATCCAATGGGAATGATCAATGAATTTATTTACCAAAAAGTTTTAAAACATAAAAAATACGTACTTACAATGGGACAGCCAATGCCTTTTTTTTATGAAGTTACTAATATGAATAAACATTGGCCTGAAATAAAAAACAAAAGACCTTTTGTTGATATAGTAAAAGGATGGTCATCTGTTTTGTATTCTCCTAATATTGTTAATACAAAATGTATGAAAAAATTATCTAGTTTAACTAAAGAATGTTTTTTATCTGATGATTTTGTTATTTCATATGTATTATCTATCAGCAATGTAAAACGTTTATCTATTGATAATAAATATGCATATGATCCATTTCCTTATTCTTATGGTACAGGTGAAGATGCTCTTCACGCTGGTAGAGGTTTAGCAGAAAAAAAAGAATATAAACCTCATTCTGATGCAATAAATTATGAAAAGTATATAAAATGCCTTAATACAATTGCTGAATATGTACATAAAATAAAAAAATCTAAAAATGGGTCTGATCCGTGTGGATTCAGACAACAAAAAGATTTTGTTGCAAAAACATGCATAGATGAAACTATACTTAATGTAAATACAAGAAGATGTGTAAAACAAACAGGTTCTATTGGTAAACGTATTATAAAAGACCAAGAGTTGGAAAAGTCAGACGAGTTGGAAAAGTTGGAAGAGTCATACGAGTCGGAACAGTCAGAAAAAGAGTCAGAAGAATTAGAACTTGATATTGTATGTGATAAAGGAGCAATATCAGAACAAAAATCAAAAACAAGCAAAATAACAAATATAGGAGAATTTTCTGATGTATATTGTGTTGCAAAAGGTATAAAACCATTAGCTGCTTTAGATTTTTCAGAATATGGAATAAAAAAATTCAAAAAGCTTAATGTAAAATATATTAATAAAATAATAGATTTTGCAAATTCAAAAGGTGTTCAAATACTACATAAAAAACAAAAGACAGGAATGTATTTAAAAACTGTATTTTTTTTACCTACAAATTATAACAAAGCATTATTACTTATGCATATTTTATGGAATTATTCAAAGTCAGATGCACAGGAAGAATATGGATATATGATAGGAACATTACTAGGATATTCTATTGAAAATATAAAATATTTTATTAAAAAAACTCACAATATTTTAATTACTGATAAACAAATTAGTGTATATAATAAAAAACTTGATAATATGAAAATATCCTTGTCAGAATTAGAAGATATTAATATAGTAAAAATTGATAAAATTAAAAATATATAACATATTTTAGGAAATAAGAACATTAATAATATTTTTATTATTAATAATTTATTGTCATTTAGTAAAAGTAGATACTGAGATAAGTTATGTGGAAGGCTTTTAACTGTTAAGAAATTTAACCTACACAGATATACATCAGGTTAAATTTCTTAACAGTTGTAGCAATATTTATCACAAGTCAAACAAATATTTTGAATTTGTTTTACATTATTTATGTATTTTATAATTTAATTTATTAAAGTGTATAAAGCTGTAGTGTTGGTTGACTGTTACCGCTATTTTAAATGTAAATAAATAGGTAGTGTTAAATTAACAGATGATAGTAGCAATAAAGATATTATTAAATTTAAAATAATTTCTACTTTCAAGAAATTATTTTAATATATTAAAATGTGAATGTTAATTGTATCAAACATTATGATTGTTAGTTATTGGGGGATTTTCGTTTAGGGGATCGTTTACGGGATTGTCTTGTAGATTTACGAAGAGATCGTCGTTTACGGGATTTTCTTGTAGATTTACTAGATCGTTTTTTAGGAGATTTACGAGATCGTCGTTTAGAAGATTTAAGTGGGGATCGTCTTGTAGATTTACGAGGAGATTTTTTACTCTTAAAATCAATGTATCTTAATTCTTTCTTATTAACAGAATTCTTTCTTGTAAAAGAAAAAAAAGGTCTTCTGTTATCTCTTTCCATTAATTTATCATTTAAATATAATGTTTCTAATTTTGTTAATTTTTTTAATTCGTGTGTCCTTTGATTATAACTATTTAAATTTAATGTTTCTAACTGTGTTGAGTTTGATAAACTATTTCCTAAAAACTTATTATAAGATGATAAATTTAAGTCTTTTAATCGTGTTAATTTTGATAAGCTATCTCGTAAAATGTGATTATAATTCTCTAAATCTAATTTTTCTAACTGTGTTAATTTTGATAAACTATCTCCTAATGGGTGATTATAAGATTGTAAAAATAATGTTTCTAACTGTTTTAATTTTGATAAACTATCTCCTAATGGGTGTTCAAAAGATGGTAAATATAATTTTTCTAATTGTGTTAATTTTGATAAACTATTTCCTAATGGGTGATTATAAGATGTTAAAACTAATTCTTCTTTTAATTGTGTTAATTTTGATAAACTATTTCCTAATGGGTGATTATACTCTCCTAAAATTAATTTTTCTAACTGTGTTAAGTTTGATAAACTATCTCCTAATGGGTGTTCAAAAGATCTTAAATATAATTGTGTTAATTGTGTTAAGTTTGATAAGCTACTTCCTAAATTTCCATTATAAGATTCTAAATCTAAGTATTTTAAGTATCTAGTTTCTTCTTTAGTCAATGCTTTACCATTTAAAAATAAATCGCCTCTTTTCCATTTGTCTGTATATTCTTCTTTATAAACAATTTTTACAATAGTTTCTTTGTTAGACGCTTCATAATAAATAACATTATATTTTGCTTCTTTAGATATAAGTGTTTTATATAGATATTTATATTTTTATATTCATATGGATTTGCTTTATAATAAGAGTCTCGTGTTATAACAACATATGGTCTAAACTGTATCTCTAACGGGGATAATTTGTTAATTATAATTTCTGGGTTGTATATATCTCTTTCTTGTATCTTACTTATTAATTCTTTTCTATTAATACCAATCAGATATTTTAATTTATCTTTAAAGGATGAGAAAGACACAGTTAATAATAAACTCTCATCATCAATAGATACTTTTTTATCACATTTTGAGAGACAGTCTTTTTTAGTTCCGTATTCTTTATCCCGTAATGATAAGCGATTTGGGTTATTAACAGGATTACATTGTGTGCTACAAGGAAATTTTATATTTGTATAAAAAGTAACTACTGGTTTTAATTTCTTTATTTGTTCAGGAGAAAATAAGTTTAAATTCTTTTTTATATTAAGATATAAATTCTTCAGAACATCTGCAGGTAAAGAAGGTAATAATTCATTATAAATAACAGTTATTGAGTCGCTTAAAAGTATTTTATTTATAAGTTTATGATGTATAGGATAAATTGATTTAGTTAATTTATCTAAATATACGAATTATTTTTTGAATTCATTTTATTATAGTAATTAAAAAAATCATTTATCATTTATCATTAAAATTAAGTTTTTTAACACTTTTAAAAACTTATAATTTAACAAGTAAAAAAATCAAAAAATTCTGGTAATTTTTTGTTTACAAATAAAAGACGAAAATTCGGTCCTAATCGTAATGTATCTACTATTTGACATTATTTATTATTTCTTATTTATATAAATAAGAAATAATGTCACATTTATCTATGATAGGGATTTTAACTGTTGATTAAAAATGTAATTAAATCAACAGTTAAAATCCCATCTTTTTTATTTATACATTTATTATATTTTTAAAATTTGACCAATTTAGTAGTATTCAAACACAATTTGCAACCGCAAATTAAAAAAGTGTTCAACTACTTTATAAAAAAAGATGTAAAATGCCCATATTTTTATTTATACATTTTATTATATTTAACACAAATTTGTGTTAAAATATAATAAAATTAAAAAGTTTACTAATTAAATATAAAATACCAGCCTTATTATTTGATTTTCAAGATTTAATAGATTATAAAATTAATAATTTATTAAAATATAGCAAACATAGTTTAGAGCTTCCTACTAAGAATAAGTTGGCTATAATTATTCTTATAGATAAAAAAAATTTTGATATAATTGCCAATATGTCTAATAGCATTAAATCTATTGATTATATACAATCAAAAGAGTTTACAAAAAACATTTACGGGACTTATGATATAGTATATAATATTAAAAAAAAAATATGTGAAATACGTTATGCTATTGATAACGATAGTCATTTAAAAGAAGTAATAAATATTTTATATAAATTTTTTCCTAAAGATTTTTATATATGGTCTGGAATAATTCCTTATAAAAAATCAGAACAATATATACAAATGGGATTTAATAGTCCATATAAATGTATAATTAGTCCATTAAAATATAAATCAATTACTTCTGGTATAGCATTTATTAAACTAAATGATCCAAAAAACAAACTAGATGTAACATCAGTAAAAAATAATCTTGAACATATTTTTAAAAAAAATACAAGCAAACAAGCATGTAAAATATATGTTTGTTTTACACAACCAACTATTGACTATCTAAAAAAATTGAACAACCAATCCAATAAGCTAAAAAAAGAACAAGCAGGGGCTTTTGATGTAAAACAAATACATAAAAAAAATAATAAGATAATATTTGAATTAAAAGAAAAACACGACAGTGTAATATCAGGAGATGAAGAAGCAGTTGATGCTGTAAAAGGTAGATATAATTTTCATACACATCCAAAACACTGTTACGTTATTAATAATGTAAAAAATGGATGGCCATCTTCTTCTGATTATGTGGCATTTATTGAATTAGCTGGTAAGACTATTTTACATATTGTTGTTACTTTGGAAGGTATTTATACTATTTCTTTTGCTCCAAACTGGGTAGGAAAAAATAAAAAAATTGATACAAAATATGTATTAGATCGTTATTCAATAGATAATAATAAAAAAATAACTTATAAAGAATATGTTGATAAAATTAATAAACGAAAATATAAAAATAAAAGTCCTTTATTCATTGTTAAATATATGGAGTGGAATAACGCAACAGATATTTTTCCTGTTTATTTTTCAAAAATGGAAAATGACAAGTGTCTAACAACTGACGCACAATTTGATATGCATACTTTTTAAATTAAACAATTATAATTGTTTAATTTTAAACGTGTTTAGTTCTCAGATAAGTAAGAATATCATATAATACTTCAACATCAAATTTATTATAGTTTATTATTTGTTTCATTGTTTCATTGTTATATATAGTTGTTTTATCGGTACGTTTATAAAAATTATGTGCTAACATCATTGCAGTTATTCCTGAGTTACATTCAGTATTTAAAGTTGTATTAATTAATTTATGTTTTTTCATTGTTTTTGATATATTTTTTAAACCAAAATTAAAACAGTCTTTAATAACAATTGGTTCATTTATAAAAATTTCATACATATCTGCCCAATTATAATTTACTTTCCAATTATGAGAATGTTTTTGTTCTGATTGTTTCCAAAACCTATTATCTGCACACCAATACCAAATTTTTGGATTATTTTGTTTTTTAATAAAATCATTAAACTCATTCATAATTCTATATTCTTCTTTATTGGTTGCTTCATTACAAGTTAAATGTGTATATGTCCATTCATCACCATTTTTCCAATAAATACCAATCATAAATATAATATCTGTTTTATTTTGAATAGGTAAATCTGAAAATGAACAAAAAACGTCAGGTAATGTTTCAAAATCAACAAATATTTCATTAGTTTGAGTTTTCCAATTTGATATGTTATTGTTAATTATTTTAGGACAAATAACATCATTCTCTTGTCTGTTAATATTAAGAATTTTATCTATAATTAATCCTCTCTTTCCATTTATTCCAATACTTTTGCTATTACAGTTAGAGTCTTTCCAGCTTGTTATTCCTTTACTTAAAGCAATATTTCTGTTTTTAACTCCGCAATACCATATACTGGTAATTTCTCCTATATTTTTAGAAATTTCATCTTTATGCTTTTGCCATTTTCCAGAATCACAACACATATTAGGGTATAGTTCTTTACGAGAAGGTGTAGTTACAGACCATGTATGTCCATATTTTTTGTTATCTCTTAACCATTTTAAAGCATTTGATGTTTTTTTTATGTATTCATTATCTATATGTTTATAATCAATAACCCCCAGTTTATTTAAACATGAAAAATTTGTATGTTTAACATCTTTTTGTGTGTATTTCCAACGTCTTCCTAAAATAAATGCATATTGTGATTTATATCCTTGAATTAATCCAACAGCATCTCTATAAATTAAACATTGAGATTTATATGAAGGATATTTATCTGAATTTAATAAATGTCTTCCATCTGCTCTTAACGGTAAAGTAGAAAATTTAATGTCAATTACTACATAATGATATTTTTTTTTTAATTTAGGTGATGGAATTGTTTGTTCTTCAGGCGTAAGAGGACATTCATCTACAATTTTATGTAAATAATCACTTCTAACTAATAAATCAATAATACCATGAGTATTATTTTTATTATTTCTAACTGGAGCTGAATGTATAACAGGAGTTCCTTTATTCATTAAATTTATAGTTTCTTGTACACTTTTATCTGTTATTTTATCAGAAACATATACTACAGGTGATTTATTTTCTAAAATGTATTTAATTAATGTTTTTTCAAACTCTATCCCTTTATTCATTAAAAAAATATCAAAATCACCTATACTACTACTACTACTACTACTACTACTACTACTACTACTACTACTACTACTACTACTACTACTACTACTACTACTACTACTACTACTACTACTACTACTACTACTACTACT